AAGAAACCAAAGGCTAAACGCGACACTAACGTCATCAAATGCCGTAATATAGAAACTGGTAAACTAAAAACTCTACACGGGTGGAGAGCCTGTGTAGAGTATGTAAATGGTGATTTGAATAATATAAAAAGAGCAGTCAAGAATGAAACAACTGCTTATGGTCATATATGGTGGGTTTATAAACGTGTGGGTGATATCCGTAAGAAAGTCTATGGTGTAAACTCAGATGGTCATTATACTCAAATCTATGATTCTATTAGTGACGCAATGCGTGACTTTGGTGGTGATGATCGTGGTAAAGGTATCTGTACTTCAATCAAATGGAATATGAGATGGCGTGGTTACTTATGGTACTATGCAGAACAATAATCATATACAATACAATCCTCTCTCTTCACATACTGCTTGGAACATCTTCTGATCTCTCTCAATAGCCCATAGGTTGAGTGCTACAATAGTAGTGATTGAGATTAGAATCCAGGGGAGATAGTTGGTCTTCATAATACAAATACAAATAAAAGGGCAATCAATAGAATGAGCACTAGTGCTAGTAATACTATAGCAAACTTAGCTAATAATAGTACTAGAAAGCATAATGCTAGGAAGATAATAATTAGTTCCATGAGTCACAGATACAGGGGCATTCAGAACAAACAGGGCAGGCGTGTGGTGTTTCAGTTGGTGTGATGATTGGAATCACTTTCTTCTTCTTTGCTTTACCGAAGATAAGTCTATCAGCAGCAAAAGAGCAGTTCACACATACAAGAGCACCAACAGGTGCTGCTTGATGAAACTTCCAATCCCTATGATTCATAAGGGAACTAACAATAAGGGCATTCAATCCTGCCCCTAATGTTATAGCTCGTAGCCAATAAAGACCGTAACGTTTCATCACTTGATAGGGCAGAATTTGTCTATTGTTGCGCCAATGGTACCAGCATCTAGATCTCTAGCTGCTAAGAATGCTTCAAACTCTAAACGAATAGTAGCGCGATCAGCACCCATTGCTTCATAGTTTCTCTCAATCCATAGAGCAGGTTCAATACCCAAATAGGTGATGACCTGTTCAATATCATCAGTACCAGGAGCTGGTCCATCACCATCATAATAAGGGCGTAGGCTCATTGATACCTCTCCATCATTACAATCTTGTAAGTAATGGAATGCTTCGTGGCGCAATGTATCTAGGTCATTTTCAGTCCACGCTACTTCATCAGTTCCTGTTGCATTGTCTTGGCAGACACCTAGAACTGGGATACCATAACGATCACTATACGTATATCCACCAGATACTCCCCTACCACCAGGACCACAGAGAGGGGGTGGATTGATCGCTACAACGACTCCACGCTCTTCTAGTCGGTCAATCAAATACTGGTGCCCTGCATCCACCATAGCAGCCTGTGCGGGAACGGAAGTGGAGAGTAGAGCTAGGGTGCCGATGAGGTACTTTGAGAACATTGGTTGCCTTTCGTATGAATACAGTATAGCACTAAAAAAGGAGCCCGTGGTGTGCTCCTTGTGACAGTTTCAAGAGTGGCTAGATTTCAATAGCTTTATCTGGTCCCAGTACTTAGGATAGACAACCATACACACGTCACCTATCATTCCATCATCTTTCTTCTTTGTGCATATCGTCAAGTATACAGAATCTATAAACCTAATCTCTCCGACATATCCCCTATACTCTACTTCCGCACCAAGTGCTGGAACAAAACTACTTTCACTCATGGCTTATTTAATATTTGTGCTTTCAATGTGGACAGTTCAGCTTTCAACTCAAGTATAATACGTTTGAGTTCTTGGATCTCTTCATCTTTGGTCATTGTTCCCTCTCAGATGCAATGTACACATACTCTTCCAAGAATAGTTCAATGGCTTCTTCTTTGGTGGGTGCTGTAATGAACTGACCATACTTCAGCTCATCCATAAACTTTACCTTCAAATGATACGTCTTTAGTTTTTCAGTCATAATACTTGTCCGGGGCAATTTAGTAATACAGTCGCGACAGCAATCTCTTTGAGCCCTCTACCATTAGCAACAGCCTCTCGTATGGCTTTGGGTGGATATTTCTCGTGCATATCAGAGTATGCTAGGAGTGTGGACTTAGTATCATCCATACCTTGAGATTTATACTCACAAAAGCGTGGAGCCATTGTATTGAGTAGAGTGAGCAAAGAGAGTTCAATCATAGTTTTTTGAGTGCTAGTAATGTTTCAAGTGGAATCCACGCTTCAGGTTCATCAGCAAATTGTACTAATACTTCTACGTAGTTTTTCTGATATCTCTTACTATACGTCGTTCTAGTGTGCTTTACAGCATTGAGTGGGTTATTCATTGAAAAATGAGTCTAGATTGCTAAAAACCTCTTTCTTTGCAGTTTTAGATGCGCGAGGGGTACTCTTGCTCTTGGCTGCTGGTTTAGTGGCTTTTTTAGTTGTTGATACCTTAGTAGCCTTGGTAGCACGGGGCTTCCTAGTCTTCTTAGGAGCTAGTGGGTCGCGACTCATGGGGTCTGACCCTTTCATCACGTCAATCTTAGCCTTGGTTATTCTATAACGTTCTACGTGTTTAGTCAAGTGAAATTCACATTGAAACCAAGCAATAGTTCCTAGACCTTCAATGACCTCATCAAGTTGTAGCCTGTAACCAAACTCCTTACCATGAGGAAATAGCTCCTCTTGTGTTAGTTTGGTTGTCTTTTTCTTAGCCATTAGATATCACAGGAGTTGTACATTGTGTATGGGTCACCTTCATCATCGGGTGGAATGATGGTGTTAGATGAGATGGGACTAAGGGTAGCAATGACTTCATCAGCTACAATTTCTTCGCGGATGGTCATAGTTGGTCTCATTTTATGCAAAGCACATACAATAAGATCCACTTGTAGTGAGTCTAGTGAGTATTGTCTGAACATCAGTTATCTTCAAAGCGTGTATCCATCATACCATATTCTGCTCCATCTACATAGCTCTCTGCATATGTGGTTCTAACATAACGATGTAGTGTCTCATAACGAGTTCTCCAAATGTTATGCTCTGCATATGGGTCACTGGTTGTAGGAACACCAATCATACCGTAGATTGCACAACCAAGCTCACCAACTAGCTCAGGGCTGACGTGACCGATGACTGATACAATAGCAGGCTCAAGTGTATTCATAAGACCATCCATGAAGCGACCGTCTTCAGATATATAGTCAAAGACTGCTGGTGCGATAGTTTCTGCTAGTTTTT